GACAACAAGCAATAACTTCAGATACTTTAGGTAGTTATACTACAGCTATTGGTTATGGTGCTTTAAACGATCAAAACTTTACAAGCGCAACAAATACTTACAACACCGCTGTTGGTGCTTTAGCAGGTGGAGCAGTAACCACAGGTGTAAACAACACATTCGTGGGTGGTCTTGCAGGTGATGCTACTGATGATGGTGATAACAATACGGCTATGGGATGGGCCGCATTATCTTCAAATTGTGGTGATGCCAATACTGGTATTGGTTTTGGTGCGTTAAATGAGTGTACTGGTGCAGATAATACTGCTCTTGGAGCTACTGCGGGAAATAGGATAACCAGTGGTACTAACAATATGATGTTAGGACATGACTCAGGAGAAACTGGAAGCCCCGGCGGCAACATGACTTCGCAAGACAATAGGATAGTTTTAGGCGATGAAAATATTACTAATGCTTACATACAGGTAGATTGGACAGTATCCTCTGATGCGCGAGACAAAACAGACTTCACAGCCCTAGACCTTGGCTTAGACTTTGTAAAAGCTCTAGCACCTGTTACCTACAAGTGGGACAAGCGTAGCAAGTATGGCGATAAGTCTGCTGAAGACTACGATCTTAACGCACAGACCCCAGACGGAACTCACAAAGAAGATTGGTTGGACATTGGCTTTAAAGCGCAAGAAGTTGAAGCCCTTGAAATTGCCGCAGGGTACACAAAAGAAAACAAAACTAACCTAGTCTCTAGCCACACAGATGACGGTAAGCAGATGGGTCTACAGTACAGCAAGTTTGTACCAATCCTTGTCAAAGCTATCCAAGAGCAACAAGCTCTGATTGAATCATTAACCGCCCGTATTGAGGCACTAGAATCTTAAAAGGAGATAAACAATGGAAGACCGAACAGCAGAACAACTAGCACAAGACTACTCAGCAATGGGTGACAGTGTAGCTCTTATCAACGCGATTATCGCAGGCGACTCTATGGCAGAAGATTCTGCCGAAGACCGTCAAGACTGTGTTGACCGCAACACTCAGCACCTTGAGCTTATGGTTGCTAAAGAAGATTGGGGTAGTGAAGACATGACCGCTGCTAATGCTGCTATCAGCTCAGGTAATGGCTACACCGCGTCTTAGAAGGAAGCCTTGGTAATGATTGCAGAGCTTGTCGCTTTCAATGCTGCTTTTGGAGTAGTCAAGCAGCTCATTGGAAACGGCAAGGACTTGCACGATTGTTTCGGCCAGATAGGCCAGATGGTCAATGCTAAAGAAGATCTAAAGGCTAGGCAACAAAAGAACAAGAAGTCTTTATTTAGCAGTGACATTGAAGAGTTTATGGCTCTTGAGCAAATAGCTAAGGCAGAGCAAGAGCTGCAAGATTTTATGCTATATCATGGTAGGGCTGGATTGTGGGACGACTTTATTGTGTTTCAAGCTAAGGCTCGCAAGGCGCGATTAGAGGCTAAGAATGCACACGCAAAGAAGATAAACCAGCGGATGCACTACGCAGGTCTTGCAGTTGGATGTATCTTGGTTGCTGTCGGGCTATACGCCTGCTTCACAATAATATATGCGGTTGTGAAGTAGGTATGGACGTACTAGACGCTATTGGGGCAATATGGCCCATCGCCTTGGGATTTGTAACCTTGGTTATCGTGCTTGCCAAGATGCACGCTGATATCGAGCAGATTAAGGAGAAGATCCGAATACTGTTTGAGCTGTGGAATAATCGAAATAAATAAACTAGGAGTAGGTATGAGTGAGCAGCAAGAGCAGCAACCCGTAATTCTGACCATCGACGATCAGGAGTATGACGTAAATGAACTTGGTAACGACACCAAAGTGCACTACGTCGAAGTGGTTAACCTGCGTAAACAGCTTGCTGATTTGCAGAATCAAATTGCGGCAGCACAGCAGCAAAGTATTAACTTACAGGTTGCATTAGGCTTCCGTGAAAACGCTCTGCGTGAATCAATCCAAGTGGTTGAAGAACCTGAAGCAGAATTGGTGAACTAATGGCCGAGACTCATGCCAGCAAAGCGTTAAAGAAGATTGAGATTCATGAGGCTGAATGCAGCCTGCGGTACGAGTCAATTAAAGAGCGGTTAGACTCCGGGTCACAACGCTTTGATAAGTTAGAGCGAATGATCTGGGGTATCTACCCCGTCATGATTGCTTCTTTAATAGCCATCGTTGGCTTGGTAATAGCACAATGAAATTTGACGCAATTAAAGGATTAATCGGTACGTTAGCCCCTACTATTGGGAAGGCGCTCGGTGGGCCTTTAGGTGGTGCTGCGGCACAAACAATCGCCAGTGTGCTTGGCTGTAAGACTGACGAAAAATCAATCACTACCGCAATCCAAGCGGCAACCCCTGAACAGCTTGCAGACATCAAGAAAGCTGAACTCGGTTTCAAGACCAGAATGAAGGAGCTGGATGTAGATGTTTTCAAACTTGAAACAGATGATATCCAGAATGCGCGAATGGCTTTCAAAGGTGACTGGACGCCAAAATTTATTGCGGTTGCTTGCGTTCTATTCTTCGGAGGTTACATCGCGCTGGTCACGCTACAAGACCCTGTTGCTACAGACAATGGCATTGTTAATCTTGTGCTTGGTTATTTGGGTGGGATCGTCTCATCTATCATAAGTTTTTATTACGGGGCTTCTCACAAGCATGACGAATGATGCGATTAGTTAATATGCTAAAGCGGCACGAAGGCGTTAGAGATAAGGTCTATATGTGCTCTGCTGGGTACGAGACCATTGGCGTTGGTAGGAATATCAGTGAATCTGGCCTTGGACTTTCTGATGACGAAATAGAATATTTGCTAGTTAATGATATTAGACGCTGCCGAAAAGAGCTAACCCAAGAGTATGAATGGTTCTCAAGTTTAGACAGCGTGCGTCAAGACGCCATAATCGACTTGTCATTCAATCTTGGACAGACCAAACTTAGAACATTCGTCAAAGCTCTTGGCCATATGGCTACTGGTAATTACGAGGAAGCTGGACAAGAGTTTTACCGTAGTCGCTGGGCTGAACAGGTTGGCGACCGCTCATTAGAAATTTGCCAGATGATTAGCTCTGGAGAATATCAGGTTAGATAAAATGCCTTTACAAAAATTTATATTTAATCCAGGTATAAACAAGCAGGGAACTAGCTACACTGCGGAAGGAGGCTGGTTTGATGGCAATCTTGTTAGGTTTAGAAAAGGATTTGCTGAAAAGATAGGCGGTTGGGAAAAATATATATCTGTCTCTTATGAAGGAACTGGCAGAAAGCTACACGCCTGGGTTGACTTAGACGGCACAAAGCTTCTTGGACTAGGAACTCGATACAAGCTGTACATCCAGGAAGGTTCTAGTTACAACGATATCACCCCTATAAGAAAGACTTCTGCTGCAGGCGCTGCGACCTTTGCCGCTGTCAATGGTTCTTCAACCTTAACGATCACTGATTCAAACCATGGCGCAAACATAAACGACTTTGTTACTTTTTCAGATGCAGCGTCATTAGGCGGAAACATTATTGCAGACGTTTTGAACCAAGAATATCAGATTGTTTCAGTCCCAACGACAAACACCTATACCATCACGGCAAAAGACACAGATGGCGCTACAGTCACGGCTAATGGCAGTGATACTGGTAATGGCGGATCTTCTACTGTTGCTGCGTATCAAATAACAGTTGGTCTAGATGTCTTTGTTGACGGTACAGGTTGGGGTGTTGGCGGATGGGGCTCTGGAACTTGGGGTTCAACTAGCTCTTTAACAGATGCAAATCAGCTTCGGCTGTGGTCTATGGATAACTTTGGTGAAGATCTGTTTGCCTGCCCAAGAGCTGGAGGACTTTACTATTGGGATAAGTCTAACGGACTTAATACTAGGGCTGTGGCGTTAAACTCTTTGGCTGGCTCTAACCTTGCGCCGACAAAAGGACTTCAAGTTCTTATCTCTGACGTTGATCGACACGCTATTGTATTAGGCGCAGATCCTATTGTTTCTGGAATAAGAAACGGTGATATTGATCCGTTACTTGTAGCATTTTCTGACCAAGAAAACATTTCAGACTGGGAGCCGAGATCCGACAACACAGCAGGGTCTTTAAGATGTTCTGCTGGATCTGAGATTATTGGCGCTGTAAGAGCTAGACAAGAAACTTTGATCTGGACTGACGTTGCGCTTTATAGCCTACAGTTTATTGGACCGCCGTTAACCTTTGGCCTTAATCTTTTAAACGAAGGCGTAAGTTTGATTGGACCAAATGCAATGGTTAACTCTCCATCTGGAATATTCTGGATGGATAAGAAAGGATTCTACAGGTATAACGGATCTGTTGAGCCCGTTCCTTGCACTGTACATTCTTACGTTTTTGATAACCTT